TACACTATTACTAAAGCTGGTGTTGCTGCTATGATTCAAGCTGTTTATGAAGCTGATGCTGGTCTTGAAGACTTCGTTGCTGTATTATGTCCTGCTACATATGCAAGTTTATTTGCACTTGATGACTTTGCAAGATATGATGTGATTGGTAATTCTTTAGGCAATGAACTTCCAAGAGTTAGTGGTTATGTTGGAAAGCTTGGTGGTGTAGATGTGGTTGTATCTAATAACTTTAGAAATAAAGATAATAGTGCTTATGTCACAGGACCAACATTCAACAAGGCTGATGGAACTGCAGATGAATCTGATCACATGGCTGGATTCCTTATTCGTAAAGATGCAATTAAAGTTGCTTATGCGGCAGGAATGAAAGCAAGAGTACAAAGCGATTATGACCTAACTTCTTTGTCAACTAGATTCGTAGCTGACTCAGTATATGGTTGCAAAATCGTAGGAAACAACACAACTAATAAAACTGTGTTTGCTCTTTGCGATGCTTAATCGTAGGTAGTTAATAAATAAAATGGGGAGGGTTCTCCCTCCCCATTTTAAACAATAAGGGGAAATATGAAATTTACTATAACTAAAAAGAATGGGACTGTCTTAACTAAAGATGTTGGTCTTGGTGATGACAAGTATATCAAAAAATTAAAAAACATTGGTTGGAAAGAAGTCGTTGCTTCTAAGCCAACACCTAAGCCAAAGCCTAAAGCTAAAGTATTTTCAAAGAAAAAGAAGTGAAAGACTTAGATAACTTAAAAGAAATGATTGCAAAACACGAAGGCTATGAGCCTCGTGTGTATAAATGCCCTAATGGTTATGATACTATAGGGTATGGGTTCGCTATAAAAGATTTATATATGGATAGAGATATTGCCAACTTGATCTTAGTTAGAAAGATCAGGGGTATACTAGAACGAATTAAAGGCAACGAAGATTGGGACTCTTGGTTTTGGGATAAGCCAAAGAACGTAAGAGAAGTCCTTATTAATATGATATTCCAGATAGGATTTTCTGGAGTACGAAAATTTAAAAAAACAATACAATACATTAAAGATGACAACTTTTTAATGGCTGCGGAGGAGATGCTCGATTCTAAATGGGCAAAGTCAGATAGTCCTAATAGGGCTAAAGAGTTAAGCGACATAATTAAGTCGTAAACGCAAAGCCAGGAGGTCAATGATAGACCCAAAGAAGTTAGTTTGTCCTAGTTGTTACCATATAGGCTTATCTAAGCAGGGAAAGTGTGCTAAAACAGATAAGCAAAGGTATGGTTGCATTAAATGTCACTCAAAGACAGTTTATCCTATATGGGATGCTGACCACGATATCGTACGAGAGAATGTAAGACTATCTAAGCAGAAACAGAGTGCACAGGACAAAAATAGAATACACAACAAAGCATTCCGTGAGCACGCAAGAATCGAGAATGCGGTTGAGGAATATACTAAGGAATTAGTAACGCTTTTTGGAAAAAACAATCTTAGCAAAACAACTAAGAAATTTAAAACGAATAATAAGGCTGTTGGGGTAATACAATTCTCAGATGTCCACTTCAACGAATTGGTCGAATTAGAAAACAATCGATATGATTTTAAGGTTGCATCGGCAAGAGTAAGATACTTCGTAGATAAGGCTAAAACATACTTTAAAACAGCTAATGTGAGCAATATAGTAATGGCTTTAACTGGTGACTTAATGAACAGCGATAGAAGGCTCGATGAACTTTTAAATCAAGCTACAAATAGAGCTAATGCAACATTTCTAGGAGTGGACATACTGCAACAAGCAATATTAGATTTGAATCAAGACTTTAATGTTTCAGTTTGCTCTGTTATAGGAAATGAAGGTAGAGCCAACAAAGAAATGGGGTGGAGCAATGTCGTTGCATCAGACAACTATGATTATACAATATTTCAATGTTTAAGGTATTTATTTCGTGATAGTAGTATTAAATTTATACATGGAGATCCATCAGAATTAGTGATAAATGTCGCAGGACAAAATTTATTAATGCTACATGGACACGGTTCATTAAAAGGCAAATTAGACAGCTCAGTGAACCAGATTGCTGGAAGGTACTCTTTAAAAGGAATAAAGATTGATTACGTTATCTTCGGGCACGTTCACTCAGCTAGAGTGGGCGATAATTTCGGAAGAAGTTCTTCGATGGTAGGGGCTAATGACTATTCAGAAAAGGCATTAAATCTAAACGGCAGAGCAAGTCAAAATTGCTACATATTTTATAACAATGGAAATAGAGATGGAATTAAGGTAGACCTTCAAAACACAAATAAAGAAGGCTACAACATTAAGGAATCATTGGAGGCATATAATGCGAAAAGTGCAAAGAAAAGACAAAAAACAAAAACAATATTTGAAATTGTCGTCTAATCATTGGACTAGCAACCATACTCCGATACCAAAATTTTATAAGGCATAAATGATTTTAGATAAAAAAATATCACTAGGTACGATTATAACTCTAGTTACAATCTTAGGAACTTTTATATTCACACAGGGTGCAACTGCAACAAAGATTGAGAGCATTGAATCAGATGGAAGGGATAGTAGAAAGAAGGTTCAAAGCAATAGGGATAAAATTCAGAATGTACAGGTGTCCGTTGCAAGGCTGGAGTCCAAAATAGATGAAGGCTTTAAGCACTTAGAAAAATTATTGATAGAAAAATAAATGAATGAACGAACAACAATTACAAGCAATCGGAACAGATTTTATAGGAAACTATGGGTGGTTATTTGTAGTTGGTTTTTTGGCAGTACTTTTCAGATCCACGATAGAAGGTCTAACAGAATCATTTAAAATATTCTGGGGCAACTCAATTAATGTTGGTGATGTTATATATATATGGATTGAAGGCAAAAAGTACGCAGGGAGGATAGTAAGAGTCGGTTTATTCAAATGCTCCATTATAGTTTATAATGTAGGGCACACCCACGATGGAGAACCATATATAAGTGGTGGGGAAGATTTAGAAATACAAAATAGCAAGTTGAAAGACTTTATAATGACAAGACCAATGGAGAAGATTGATATAAGCAACTTCAAAGCCAATGGTTATAAAAAAGATTAAAAAAGGAGATAACATATGTTTGATTCAGTATTAGGGATGTTAGGCGAGAACTCAGGATTATTAATGGGCGGAGGTTCTGCTGCAGTCGTATTATGGGTATTAAAGAAGATACCTAACGATAGTATTTGCTCGGTGGTTGAAACCACATTTGAAAGTTTGGGTAAAGTAATGACTCTTGGTTTGTCAAAATGGAAGATGACCAAGGGTGTTTGGAACAAGACAATTGAGCCATGGTTTATAGATTTAGTAGATAATGTATTTGGCTCTATGATTAGAGGATTTGTTAAAGGTCTAAGGAGCGATGATTAAATGGATTTTAAATTGGCTTTATCCTGCGTTTTCGATTAAGATGCAAAACGATGAGGGTATGTTAAACATTCAAAGGCGACTTAGTAAGCTTGAGAATGAATCGCATACCCCCTTGGCGTGTAAGGATACTGTTTTTAAAATACATAAAAGATTAGAGGATCTGGAAACTGCAAAGTTTGTTGAAAAGTTTCCTAGAATGAAAAACTATGAGGGTACTGATTAGTGGCAGGTGCAAGTAAAAATTTAACAGATAGGATTAAAGAGGTATACGCTAATATGACTAATGGATTAAGCGATATACTCAAACCTTTATCTGTTTCGGATAAGGATACTAAGTTACTCTTATCTGAGGATAAAGTTGGTTATGATGCAATTCCGACTCTAGATTTTGAAGTGGCCAATAAAGCATATGTCGATTACAGGTCGCAATTTCCGACTGGCGATTTAGTTCTTACTGGCAATTCTTTAAAGTTTGCAAATGGAGAGATTATCCACAATGTAAATGATGGATTTATTTCATTTGTTGAAGCTGATCTTGTAATAAATTGTCTTAGTTCTGGCAATTCACTAATTTCTTTGTTTGCAGAAAGCGGATATGATGCTAGTATACTTTTATATAATGCGGCATCAGTTAGGTGGAGTATAGGTAGTGATGCGGATGATTCAAATATATTTAAAGTAGATGCAACAAATGTTGCTGTTGGAGGAAACACGAAATTGAGCTTGAATACCGATGGCGACCTTGCCATTACGGGGAGTATTAATTTAGTTTCTGGTCAAGGGGTATATTTTGATAGTGGTGATTCATATATAGTTGAAAATTCAGCTGATAGTGTAAGGCATGTTGTTGGTGGGGATGTATTATTGGCATTGGTAGAAGATGGTGCTGATGGGAATCAAATTACTTTAGGCGGAGCTACGGGCTTTACCCAACAAACTCTTACCTATGATGCTACTAGTGCAGATTGTGACTTTAGGTTCGGCAATAAAGCAATTTATACTTTTGATGGAGGGAGTACTACTA